AGAAGATTTGTGGGAGTATGGCGGTGTTAAATTAGTAGAAGGAGAGGGCGAAACAACATGAAATATGTAATTGGAATTATTATCGGAATTGTGTGTATGGCGGGAGTAATAGCATTAAAAGCAATTAGTGCGTCTACAACCTATATGGATGACTCTTTCCGATGGGGAGGACGAGATGGGTATTAAAAATGATTGTCGAAGAAATGCAGAGGGATATTCAGACCCGACTGCCTATGAAGCACTGAAGAACATGGAACAGGAAGAGGAACGGTTCCACAAATTATTGGACACTATCTTTGCTCTTTGTGAGTTGTCAGATTTTCATATTGAGGAACGGATAGTTATCAAGGACAAACGAACGGGACGAATTTGGAGGTGACTTATGAAAGTATGCAAAGTAAAACCGGATTATTCCGTTTGTTCAGAATGTATAGATACTCAGCAAATATTGGACGTGGTTTACGATTGTTCTAAATGCAAATTAAATACTGAAAATTATGAGTTGTTGCAGATTGGGACAAGTTTTTGGAGTGGTGATTATGCAATGGTTCAGAAAGACGGTAAGATACAAAAAGTGTCATTAAAACGAATTTATGATATCCGGGAGGTGTAATGTCATGAATGATTTTCAGAAAGCAATTGATACGATTACGAAAGCGTTTGAAGAATTTGCCGCCAAGGTAAAAGAGATGGCGGACACTCTGAACAAAGCGTTTGGATTATCGGTGCCCGAGAAAGAGAAGAAAAAGAGTCTAAGCTCTCCGGCTCGATATGGGATGTCTTTGAAAAAATTCCGAAGAGAATCTTTCATTAAACAATATTCTTACCGTCCGATTACTCGGAAACATTTACCTTATCAGAGGAGAAACTATTAAAAACGTCTGTACAAAACTTGAAGGTGGGTGAAAATTACGCCCACTTT